TTCAAAAGTGCCGTTCTCCAATTCTTTGACCAAACTATCATTCCCGCAGATGAAGCATGAAATACCTTTCAGCATATCTTCAGTAGCTTCAGGAAGCTCTTTAATAGCTTCCATGACATTATCTCCAGTCATGCCGATATTGGAAAAATGATGAATGGCACGACAGATAATTTTAATTGTAGGAGGTTTAATGGTATAAACCATCCCTCCTATCTCCACATTCATGAAATCCAGCCCTAACAAAGCATCAGAAACCGTTTTTGCTGCTTGATTCATATTCTTAAACTAAAAGGGGGAATGGTATATATCCATCCCCCGGTTATCACTCTTGTGCTTTTACCAATGTTATCTCTTTTTTAAGAGTGGTATCAACTTCAGAAGGAGTGGTTTTAATATCTCCTGACTGAGTGACGTACCCCACTTTCGACACTTCATAGTGAACGGTAGCCCCAGCATTCACCTGCTTTGACTTGACCGTTACACCGTCCAGCTTTACGGTCGCATCGGAAGGAGTAGGTACAATGGTTACTGTAGTTCATGCCTGCAAAGCTTTAATCTGCCCCTCTTCGTAGTTATACTCAGAAGAAACGCCTTCAATTCCCGGTTCCTGCACCAAGCCTTTTACAGCGATTGCAATTGCCTTATCCGTATTGGCTTCACGGGAAACAATACGGCATTTTGGGAAGATGAACCAGACATCATCATCAGTCAGACAGAACAATGCTTTGTTGATGACCACTTTATCCAAAGCACGCTTCCAACCCACATCTTTAGATGCTGCCTGAATAACATCGCCCCCCATGAACGCTTTCTTTGTCTTCCAATCATACTGTCCGATAGAGAAAGTTGGTGACACTTCTCCCGGCACATCATCGTAACGGTAATTCTTTCCCGTTAATTGGTTCTTGTACCCGGTGACAGAGGCTTCCGTTTCCTCAATCTGCCACGTTTCCCCATGTACGTTCAAAACCTCATCTTTCGCTTTGATAGCGGCTTGAATCAAAGTCTTTGCGATTTCGGGGGTAATGTCTGCCGTTACCTTATCAATATCGGCAAACAAGATTCTTTTTATTCCTACTGCTGAAATCATAATCTTATAATTTTACATTTATTACTTCAAATAAAATTCTCACATTCACATAATGACACTTCAAAGCCATGTCCGCTTCTATACCGATTGATTCGATAGAATAACGATAGGTTGTACCGTCATAGGTGCTTACTACATCATCAAGCAGCTTGTCAGCCTTTCTTTCAAGTTCGTTAAGCCGGATTGTATTCGCTTCATTCTCGCTTAAATTGGGTACACATAGATTCACTTCTGCAAAAGATTTCTTCCAATACTTTCCCGGCTGTTGTTTCTTCGTATGGATAACGATTCTTTCAGAGGTCAATTCACCCGTCAACGTTTCACCATCAGGCACTATATCTATTCCGAAAGCCTTGCAGTCCCGATAGAGAATGTTTCCTATGTCGGTAGTTACTATCATTCCACAATCTCCCAATCTTCTGCAAATACATCACTGATAGACGGAACCCATGAATCAGCGCGTCCGGTATTCTCGTTGTAGATAAGACACTGGCTTGTATAGTCAATAAATCCCTTACCTTTCAGAATAAGGTCTTTTGCTGATTGCGGAAGAGATTGCATCTTTGGAATAACATCACCATCAATATGTGCTGGAACCTGTTTGAATACCATTAATCCTTTCCCGTTCCATCCACTTCTACGGATAGCACCACCTTGTTTGAGAATTTCAATGGCATCACCAAATGACATTTGATGTAGAGGTGCTTCGGGGGAGCCATCAAGCCTACCAATACGGCATTCCAGCACATTAATATATCTGCTCATGATATGATGTTGCAAACGAAGCAAATAGTTCTGATATTTGTCTGTTACAACTTCGTCTATCTTGCCGGATTCAATAAATGGAGAAAGTTTATCCATCTTCTCATATAAATCTCGCATTTCAATATGCAAGCGGTCAAGGAAAGTATCAGCTATTTTATACGCTTTTTCAAACGGTTCCGCTGGCGACCAACTCCCGTACCCGTCAGCATATTTAACGTGATAACCCATGCGCTTTGCATCCTCTTTATCAGGCACTCTGCCAACTTGTAATAAACCTCTTTCATAAGCCTCACCCATTGTCATAGGTTCTGCCTCAATTTGTTTTGTTCCAATGTACTTTTTCATTTTTCAAATTCTTCTTTTAATCGTTTCTCCGCAAATAAAGCAGCACTACTCAAAACATCATACCCTTTAGATTCTACGAATGATGCGTATTCCGCTTCGTTTTTCAATGTCAAACCATCTTTATCGACATCGTAATCATTGGACGTTCTCAAAGTGAGTGTATGGTCTTGATAATCCCCATGTTCCTCTGCGTACTTCACAGCTTCATCACCTACATCAATCATCTTCTTTTCGACCTTCCATTCTCCTTCATCGAAAAAGGAGTCGACATCTGAGAAATCGAAATCTACATCCATAATTCCGAGTAGTTAAAGTAGTTTGTACTCTTCACTGTATAAACTTCGCCTTGACCTCTTACGCTATCACCATCCATGCAACGTACTTCATCACCAGCCTTGACAGTAATTCTCTTCTCGCATACCACATGATAATTCGGACGATACACAGAGCCGTTATCAGATGAAAACTCTTTGGTAGTGTTATCATCACAACGGCATTTGCACACCTCCTGCCAGCTTTCACCACCTGTTCCGGGAATAGGTCTGCCAAACTCATCCTTATCCATTGGGGTGATAACTTTTACCTGCAATATGTGTGGGGCGAATATCATAAGAAAGTCACTTTAGGCTTATCACTCAATTCGTCTTTCAAACCGTACCGCTTGCACAGAAATGAATAGTAATCCTTAATGCCTTGAATGTTCCAAGACATAGAAAAACCGCTTTCGCTGATGGAAGTGGCACGAAGCAATAGAGAGGGGATGAACTTCGCAATTGCCACCGACACCCGTGTTTGGCAATCCTCGTTCATCTCACCCCCTCCGCTTATCTTTGCGTTCAGACATATATCGAAAAGGTCAGCCTCCGACAAGTTAACGCCGAAGGTCTGAAACTTCTGTAATATATAATCGTTTACTGTCATGCGTTCATCTCACTCAAATCGAAGTTCACAATCAGGTTCGGGTTCGCAATCTGCGGAATCCATTCGGCTGTGTATTCCAGATAGCGACCATTGCCGTCCTTGTAACCTGAAATCAGCATATCGCCATCTGCCTGAGTGTAATTACGTCCCGGTACACCATCCACAGCTTCATAAGGAGTGTGGAAGCGCATATAACCGATTTTATCCTGCGGAAGCAGGGAAATACGACCATCTGCATAAATGGGGATATTCTTACCTGTTTGGTCTACCACATAATCTTCCTTGATTTCAATAGCCGGAAGTCCGATACCTGTAAAAATGGTAGAAGCCAGTTGCGAGGTGATAAGCCCGGTAGACATATACATTTCATTGCCTGTAAGCTGCATTTTGAACTTATCTCCAAATTCACTTGAACCGATAATATTCTTGACGAATGTGCCACGGCTCATAATCATTTTCGGGAATGTACCGTAGATAGCTCTCAATTCATTAAGTGTTTGCTGCAAGTACGTGATAAAATGGTCTTTATCTTCAGTGCCCGGTTTGATGAACTTGAAGGGTAAGTCGATGTTCAGTAATTCAACACCTCCTGCGTTTTTGTCCTTATTCTTCACGCTTGCTGCTCCAGTCATCAACAGAGAGCCTACAATAATATCCATACGCTTGTGGGCTGCAAGAAGTACCTGACGATAATCGTCATAGATAAAATCCACGATTTCACGCATGGCTGCTTTCTGGTCTTCCGGTTTGGCGGCATTATACTTATCTATCAAGTCCTGCAAGTCAGACAAACGGTCGATTGAGATTTGATAGCGGTCACCCAAATAGGCAATCTCACCATATCCGGAACCGATATTCCTGCGTTCACGGATAGGCTTTTCGCCATAACGGGAGTTGATGGAACCAGCCATCACGCCAGTAACCTGACCGATGTAGTCTTTAAATACACGAGTAGTAGTCCTACGGAAGCTCAAATACTGCTGCCAATAAATTGTGTCCTTTCTTGTCTTGAGGACACGCTGAATCACTGCATTTACAATGTTCGGGTCATTAAACAATGTATGAATAGTTAGCATCATATATTAGTCCTCCTTTCTTTATTTTGCCATTATACCTGCGTTTTTCAACGCTGTCAATAATCCGTTAAAGTTTTCTACCGACACCGTACCAGATGCATCATTCACTTTGGCTGCCTGCTTTACACCTCCAAGAGCAGAAGTCGTAGCTGCTGTTAAAGTATACTTGTTAGCTTGTGCTGCAACCCCATCCAATTTGGCTTTATCTTCCTTACTCATCAAACCGTCCTGACTAGAAGAAGCCTTAGGAATAGATACGGCTTCTTTTTCTTGTTTGACATCCAAAGCGTTAAACTGGAAGTGCGGCATATTCGCCTTGTCAATATCTGCGAAAGGCATTACCAGCTTGGTCGGTTCGATTTCAAACGCACGCATCAAAAGGGAAACCAATACTATGCCATCCTCTACCTGCTTCCTTTCATACAGAGCTGAATTTGCGATAACTTTGGGCGTTGTACCGTCTGCGGCTGTCGCTTCGTAAAGAACTGTTCCAGCTTCTAGATTTTCTCCAAAGTCTGCCGCTAACGTCAGCTTATCAAAAGCTTTGTCAGCCTTGTCAATAGCGTTGATTGTCGCTCCATGCGCACCGTTACCCAAGTGCATACCTTTGTAAGCCAAAGAACGTTTCTTGATTTTCAATGTGGTATTGGAGCCTGTCGTAAACTTCTCATATACTTCCACACGGATAGCCACTTGGGATGTTTTCTTCACCAAGTCAGCTGCAATCGGTGTGAATGAGGGCAAGTACGAGCCGACAACGAGGTTGGTTGTGTCCAACTTGTACGGGCCTCTGCGTCTGCGTCCGGTTTCTACGTCGTAGCGTTCTTCCTGCTCAACTTCCGGTTCAAGATTATACTTAAATCCTGCTGCCATAAAATCACTGTTTTTGTTGTTCTACAATTTCTTTAGTGTCGTCTGCAATCATTTTCGCAAACGCCTGAGTCTCATTCTCCAGTTCTTTTTTTGCTGTATCTGGAGGAACTACACCCTTAAAGCCGTCATTCGCAAACTCCTGCTTCAAGTCCTTGAAGTATGCGTCCAAGTCCTCATCGTCCTTAATGGCGCATCGTTTGGCGTAGTTTTCGGGAATACCATACTCCTTTGCCTTTGCCAAAATCTGCTGGCTACGTGTTGTTTGAGCCTTTTCCGTTTCTAACTGTGTTAGCTTATCAGAAAGGTTCTTGTTGGAGTCAATTAAAGCTTGCGCCCATGCAGGCACATCGTCTTTATTCTCTTCCGTTTTGGTGGTTGTGGTAGTCTCGATTGGCTTACCGTCTTTAAGGTTATGCCTCTTCTCGTAGTTAGTCACTGCCGTTTTTGAAGCATCCCCGGCACGGAAATCACCATAGGAATTAAGCACGTCCGAAAAACTGATACCCTCAACAATGGAGTTTACTTTTGTCTCGTCCGTTACACCCTCTGCCTTTTTGGTGGCAATGCGGGTAAGAATAGCAGTGTCCACCCCAGCGAATTTCTGTTGTAGCCCTGCTAAGATTTGTTCTAAGATTGTCATACCGTATGAATTTGATTTATAAATTTCTACGGTAAATTTCGTTATTTATAAAGAAGGTGAAAAATTATCAGATAGGTGATACACGACAATAAAACGATTGTCGTAAAATGGTATAAAAAAAGGCGTGAAACCGAATGAATCACGCCTAAAATATATCACGACAAAAACTTATACTTATACTCCCAACACTATATTTGCATCAATATTTAGCTTCCGGCTTATCTCACGAGCAACTTTCAAGGTTGGTTCACATTTACCAGATATATAATCACTTAATCGTGATGGGCTGACACCAACTAACTTTGCAAGTGATTTTTGATTAAGCCCCATTTCGTACATACGAAGTTTAAGAACATCCACAAGTGTTGGTTCTCCCAATGCAAAATGTTCTTCGGAATAATCAGCAACCAAATTAGAAAGAAGCTCCAATTCTATGCTATTTGGGTCATTCAAAGGAGTATCATCTTTCACTAATGGAAGAAGTTCCTCTACTCTTTTCACCGCCCATTCATATTGGGCTTGATTTTCTATCTTTGTCATAATCCTAAATATTAGCGCAATCTATTTTATCATATTCTTTATGAGTACCAATAAAGCGAATATACACAAACTGAATAGTGAATTTAATCACTACTACCAAACGATAGTTATTGCCTTTGATATTGAAAACATAGTGTTGATTACCTACATTATCAACGCTATTAAACGTTTTCTTAATATCGGCAAAACAGGTCCACTTACTTCTTTTCACAATGGTAGTCCATTCTTGCAAAGCGACCTTTGAATCGGGATGGTTCTCTGCATATTCTTTTAATGCTTGTTCGGTAAATATTCTCATTGGTTACTCAATTATCGTGTGACAAAAATACATATATAATTCTATAATTCAAAATTATATTCTAATATTTACAATTTAAAGAGCAAAAAAATAGCGGCAACTCCAAAGAGTCACCACTAACTATCCTATTTTCCCTATCAAAAAATTATAAATCCCGTAATTTTTCTGACTAAGAGGCGTTTTTCTGTCCCTTATTTCCGATTTGCTCATTCTTTGCCACCTGTTCCTCTTTGATTTCCTTCAGCTCTTCATCAATGCGATCCGCGTTCCCAGCAAACATAATGCCCTCACGTCTTGACCATACACCACCACTAACAGCGGAGACAGCCGTAGTAACCTTATCATTCAAATCATCAATCATATATGGAACCAGTTCTGTTTCTATGTCAATGGTCTGCGATGCCTTGCTAAACTCGGTTGGATTGATAGAGCCTAAAGCGGAAACAATGAAATTTACTCTCCGCTGTAAAAACTCGCCGATAACCTCACCGTGATTTTCTACCGCCATGTGTGCACCCATGAACATAAAGCGGAAAGCGGTTCCTGATGCTTTGCCTACCCCCTTCAACGTCTCAAAGGATATTCTTGGAGTGTTTGACATATCATAAGCCATATTGGTGAGTGTTTCTGCTTCAAAACGTACCGTATCCGGAACTTGGTTCCACGTCAGATATTGAGCATCCGCACCTTCACCTGTAAGTTTGACCATTCTATCCTTAACCTTACCCATGAAACCCTCTACATCTCCAATTAGCTTCAGCAGTGGGAAGAAATGATAATCGATGCAATCAGCATAATTAGATAACAGTTTTTCCAGCCGGACCCGAAAAGTCTTTATCTTCTTGCAATAAGGTTCAGGACGATAAGCATAGAGAACCGGTAGTTTTGGGAATCCATGAGCAAAAGGAGTTCTTTCTTCATATCCTTTAGACAAATCCCATTGATAAACCATTTTGTCCGTGATAGTCATAAAGCAGGTGACCTCCGAATCATCCATGAGCTTCTTTTTATACTCACGTGAGAAAGCAATCATTTTACCTTCGTCGTTAAAGAACGGGTATAGCTTATCACCTCTGAATGGAGACCATAACACGCTTTTCAGTTTCTTGGTGGGCTTGACCTTGCCACCGAACGTAGTCTTAACTTTCTTCCAAAACTTTGCCCAAAACGAATCATCATCGGTAACATACCAATATTCTGCCGCTTCTTGTTCGGAGAGCCAGGCACGGACAATCTTCTTGTTTTGGTATTTGATTTTGTTGGATTTAAATACAGCCTTTACCGCATCCAGCAGCTTCTTTTCATCATCATCAGTCGGAGTGCAATCCATAGACGGTTCTGTGCCGACCGTGAAAGCAGTTTGAATATTCACTATATCTTGTTCCAATGGAATGGAAATACGGTTCACCGGTTCAGTCTTATACTTTGCTTCGATTTCATAAGTCTTACCAGTTTTTTCATTGAAGTGCTTCTCTGCTTCTTTTTCAAGAACCTTTCTGTCCGGATACTTCTTTTTGTCAACCATGATTTCATGTCGTTCCGGATTCCAATCATCCCAAAGTTTGCAACGGTCGGGAAGTTCAGTCTTCCTACCTTTCTTCAGGTAGTTTATCTTCTGCCCGATGTCAGGCAATGCTAATATTTCTTCTAAATTCAATGGCATAGTTTATATTTTTAATGTGTGAATATTCCTGTTAAATCTTTCGGCTTCTGAATCTTACCAAGAAGCTCACCCAATACATAGTAACGTACAGCATCTATACAATTATGCACGAGAACCCCATTAGCGAAGAACTCGTGCATATCTTCAACTTCTATATCGTAAACGTTACATATATCTTCCTTTACTATCTCTATCTCTTTCAGCTCTGACGCTTGCAGAATATTGTCCGCTACATCTCCTACAACAAAATTCGGTCTTGCTGTATTTATTTGCGACAAATTCATTGCCGCACCATTTGCATTTCCTCTTTTCGTTATCTGTCCCTGAATGATACCGATAGGCTGTTTTGCATTTGTTTGAGCAAAACTTATTATTTCCGTTTGAAATGGCAGAAAACTCTTTTCCACACCATTCACAAATAAAGGTTTCCGGCTTTGCATTTGCAAATTGCTCTTTTGCTTTTTTGCTATGCCATTTCCTTCCCTCTTCTGATTTGTGCCATCCAACGGCAAGCTTGCTTGCTTTGGCAATATTCTCTCTTCTCCATGCAAGGAGTTCATTGTCTCTACTTTGCTCTTCTGCGTGATGCCGTAAATGTGCGTGCATCTCAACAAGTTCAAGATTGGATATATCATTATTCCAAGTGTTTTCATCTTTATGGTGGACATGATACCCTTTAGGTATTTGCCCATTATAGAATTTCCACACTTCACGATGTAGTCGTTTTGTTCCACGGGAGAAATAACGTTCTCCGGCATATAATTTGTATTCTTTGCCATTAAAGACTTGCACGTATAGAGTACGTCCCCTTTCGTCAGTTCTTGTAATTGCTTCCATCCATTTATAGTTTTAAATTTATGTTCAGGCGTTGCCTTTATTTCAACTATAAAGTTACTAAAAACCAACCGAGTATGCAATATCTTTCTACATCCATTATCAAAGAATTTGTTAACCTTTCTAAAACCGTTTGATGTGAGTACATAATCACCCTTTCTAATCTTATCAATTCGCTTATTCCCTACGCTTGTCATTACAAGAGTCTCTCCTACGAAACAGTGATTGTCATGGTCTTCCGGTTCGTTGATATAGTTCCCGTCCTTATCCTTTGCCCAAACATACTTTCTGAACTCGCTTTGCAAGTTGTACGAGCGTTTGGTTATATAAATCTCCATATCTTTCATTTTGTCAATTCCGGCATTGATAGAGCCTGCACCTTTCTCTACGGCATATATCTTGATTCCTCCGTTGTGTATCTCTTGAATCAATCGAGGGTCAGCACTGTCAGCTATGACTTTCAATCCCCACGGGCGAAGAGTCTTGATGATGTCAGAAGAAAGCAATCCAGTACGGTAATCCACTTCATCCAAGTAAAGGGCGTTATCAACGATACCACAACGAATGGAAGCAGACGGGTCATGCGTATAACCGAAGTCTTGCCCGAAAGCAATTTTCTTTGCCCAAGCCGGGAACTCGTCAACAATTCCCCACCTCTTGAACACAGCACCTTCTGCAACGTCAGCCCAGCGACCGATAACCACATGAGCATACTTTTCAGGATTACTCACCTTCATATCTTCCACCTCTTTCAGGAACTCAGGAGAAAGGTTATCCAAGTTATCAAAATACGTAGTATGGATATGGAGCACATTCGGATGAGTGGAAATCTGAACCTGCACACCGTCAATCTCTACCAGCTTGTGAGTTTTCTCAATGTATTTCTTGTAGATGAAGTGATTGGAATCGCATGGGTTCATTATAATGATAATCCGGTTCTGAATACCCTTCTTGCGAATGGAGAGCATTATCTTGTCGAACTCATCTTCGCTTGTCCACTCTTCCGCTTCATCGCAGACGAAAGTCGTAATGCCTTGAATGGATTTCAGTTTTGCTGTCTGGTTCCCGGAAGAAGTCTTGATACCCCGGAACATGATACGGCTCTTAGTCATCTTATTGACTATGTCCGTCTTTGTGGTCTTGAAATATTTCGTGGTACCGTCCAAATCTATCTTCTCCATCATTTCGGGGATGATAGACATACCGGCAGAAACCATCGTGTAACGGGTGTAAAGAATCTGATGAACTATTTTCTCTACGGGAGTCATTTCAAAAGTCAACCGCTCAATAAAGGTAGAAGCATTGAAAGACTTTCCCGAACCACGCCCACCGGTGATAAGAATTATAAATTTTTCCTTATCCTCATATAATGGATGGTAAATTTCTTGGGGTACTATCATTTTAGCTTGTCTTTAATCCAGGAATCAATGTTGATGCCATGCTCTATGTCTGTTGGAATATCAGCGTCTTCATCTTGTTTGCGCTCAATCTTTCTCCAATCTTCATCATGGTGGTACAGCCAAACGGACATTGCTTGCAAATTAGGAGCCAACTCGCTTTCGCTTACTTGTAATTCATCTTCGCCCGTCAAATTCCCTTCTGAATCACGGAGCTTTCTTACCACGGTGCTTTTGGTTTTTATGCCACCGAGAGCCATTGCAAGGAATTTAGCCCTTACAGTGGCATTGATTGTCGCGCGCCCACGCGCTAAGACTTCGGATATTTCGGTGTACTCACTTTTCTTTTCGCAGAATGTTTGAGGCAAAATCCCTATGGCATAAGCAATTTCCTTGTCAGTGAATCCCTTTTTGGCATACGATTCCACGAGAGAAAGAAATTCCTCGCTTGTATAATCAAACTTAGGCTTTCTTCCTCCTTTACCTTTTCTATTTTGAGATTCACTATTGCTCATAATTTTAACCGTTATTGTTACCCATATAGACACGGCGAGAAATTGGCTTGTTTCCATAGACATCAACTCCTCTTTTTGAGAAATAGCTATCTATTTTCTCAGCATATCTTCCCATTATGGATTTCGTTCTATCCCTTATGTTTCTTTGTCTTGCAGAACCTAACCCGTATTGTCTTCCAGCGTTGTACATTATTCGTCTGGACTGCTGATATAACTGGCTATATGTTTTCTTTCTAACTCAGCTTTCCTCCCAATAATTAATCTATTCTTTCTACTTGTTCATCAAAAACTTCTCCCTTTATAAACTTCATATCCGGTTCATACCCGAACCTTTCGCAGAAAGCGGCTTTAGCTTCATAGGTATCGAAGGACAACATCACATAGGCATCCATGTTCTCAGCTTGCTTCTGTGCGTTTTCTTTCACCTGATGCTTGACCTCTTTCATGTGGGCTACCTTTTCAGCACGTTCCAACTGTTTGGCGGCTTTATCGGCTTCTTTCTGTTCTGTTACAGGCGACATCATGCTTTCCAGTTCGTCAGCAATGGAGCTTTCTTCTTCGGTCTGCAAAAGGAAATCAACCCCAATCATATTCAAGTCGGCATCTGTCAATCCTGCATCTTTCCAGTCAATATCAGGAACAATACGGGCAAGAGCGTCAAAATCCCAAGAACCTTGTGCATTAGGGTTGTTCATTAGAATATTCAACTCCTTTTCCTGCTGTTCGTCCACGTCAATGACATCGACACGAATGCGATAGTCGTTATCGGGAAACTTTTGCAATTCGTCCATGACAGACAAACGCTGGTGCCCGCTAACTACGGTAAGCCCGGTACGCTTATTCACAACTATTCCACCTACCAATCCGAATTTCTTGATACCACGCTTTAATGCTTTGCGTGATTCATCGGAAAGTTTTCTCGGATTGTAGTCTGCAAAACGAATGGCAGAACGGTTAAGTTCCACCGATTCGCTCTTTATGTATTTTGACAATTCCATATCATCCATTAGTTAAACCCATATAAATTCTTCGAGATACTTTTCTTGCGCCATCTTGTTGTTTCCCCTCGTTATACCCAAAGGTTCGTTCAATGTATCGAATATACTTTCTTGCAATAGAGTTTACTCTGTTCAGCCTATTACCCGTTAAAGTACGAGATAGTCTGTATCTTTGCTCTGCAATATCATCAATTGATTTTCTTCTGACTCGGCTTTCCTTCTATTATTTTTGTTGATTATGATACTCCCAAAGTACTCTTTCAGCCATCGGGAAAGTTTTGTAAATTCTCTGTAAGTCCTGTGGATAGTTCTTCTCCATCCAAAGCATACAATCAAGATTGAAGCCTACTCCCGAACTGGCTTTCAATGAATACCGAACTGGTTCGGGTAAATTATGCTGCCTCATATAAGCAAGAATATCCTTTTGTGTCCAATCAGCTAAAGGATAAACCATACCGTTATTCTCGTAGTCGTTTACCTCATACCCTTTCAACATAAGTCTACGATTCATACCGTCAGCTTTTTTCATGCCCAAGAATGTATAATAAACTCCATGAGTAAGTTGCATAGCCTTTACCACATCTGCCAACTTCAACAGCTTTACTTTCGGATTTGGCACACAATACATACCGCCACGGAGAATATAAGTGAGATTCCAATGTGGTACTTGAACAAACTCTATTTTCGGATATTTGGCTTTAGTCCAGTTTATCCAACGGTTAATATGTTCCAAATTCTTAACGAAATACATGAACACGCAAACAATCCGGTCAAACTTCGGATAGACTAAATCAAGCAGAACAAGCGAATCTTTACCAAGTGATAAAAACAGTAAAGCCTCATTCGATTTTACCCGAATGAGGTCTATATATTGACTCGCTTGTTCTACTTTGTTCATAGCTAGCCACCACTTAAACCAAATGAAGTACGAAGATCACTGTAACGCTGTCTGCGTGATCCTAACTGTGTGGCACTTGCTGTACCTCTACGATTGGCAACCAATCTACCACCTGCCCCTGCACCATTCATATTTCTGCGAGGCCCGGCTACTCTGTTAATTCTTCTTGCGACTCTGCTTTCTAATTTTAAAAGTTAAACAAATCAATCTATATATTTCTCTAATATCTTGCCCAAAGTATAATCCATTTGTGCGGCAAGATATTCTTCGCCTTGATGTTCGTAAACAATATCATTACCGTTTTCATCTGTGAGAATTACTGCTTCTGCGTTCTTTACCTCTACAATGATATAAGGACGCTTGCCCGTATATGCACCTGTCAGAAGCTTGATTGCATCGTACTTGATAGGCTTCAATTCTACCTCACCTTCTTCAGGCAGTTCTGCATCAGCCGGATATTCTTTACCGCCACATAGGTAAGTGATATACTTCTTAGCGTTAGTTGGTCTGATTTCACGGTATTCGTGGGTTTTCTTGCCTGCCAAGATTTCATCGAAATACTTCTGTTTGATGCTTAATGTAAGAATGTTCATAATCGTGTCAAATTTAAATTAATACTCAATAGTTGCGGGGGGCTGAATCGAACAACCGACCTTCACCAAGTCAAAGTGAAAAGCTACCACTGCTACACCCCGCGATAGTACCCCAAAGGTACTACCACAACCAAAGATAACGAAATATCTTCAATCGTTATACACGACAATTGGCTTATTGTCGTGAACTAAGCCATTTATCCCGTCTTTCTCTACACGCCTCTAAGGTAGGCGCACAACAAGCAAAGAGTTCACCACTTTCAGTACGGTAGTCGTACTGGTACATTCTCACTCTTTTACCTCTCAACCTGGTGTTGTAGGTGGTGTAATTTTCTTTACCGGGTTGACATACGCTGCAACCTCTTTCGTCGTTAATTGTTTATAACCTTTGCTATACAAGAATTTGGCTACTAATTCAACCTTTTCATGGTTACTGAAACCTCTGTCTTTGCACATGTTTGAGATACAGACATTCGCCTTGCTGGTAGGCTTCTTTTCAACTGGTGGCATGTATTCATGTCTGCCATAAGCAAGCGTTCTTGGATAGCCAACCGCTTCACCTAAATATTCACCTGTGATGCAATCAAATTCACCACTAATTAAACTATCTGCTATTTCACCCATAATAATCAATATTTAATGTTTCTTCACTCGTATAAGCCACTACAAGCCCTGTTTCATCATGCTGTATGGTGATGTACTTTTCACCCCTCTCTATGGTGGTAAAATCGCACATACTACATAACTTACCCAATACTTTGCCCAATTGCTTCATCAGTGGGGCTTCGGGGCTGATAACTAAAACTAAATCCGCTTCCATAATCGTGTGTATTGTGGTAGCCCAAAGGCTACCGGATTATTATATTTATTCTTTTAACCACTGACGATAAATTCTGTCACAAATTGCTTCATCGCTTTCAAAAGGACCAGCAAGTGTATATATCACTTGTTCAGGTTCGCCATGAGGTTTAATTGTCACTTCGTATTCGTCTGGCCCGCACGGGTTACGTACTATTCGCTTGCAGTTAATTATTGATTTATCATACTCTTTCATAATCGTATATATTGTAGTAGCCCGAAAGCTACCAGATTAGAACTCAACCAATATCAATCTTTCTAAAGAACCTGATGCTTTCACCCACATATGATTATGTCCGAAACCATAATCGAAAAACAGTTTAAAATAAGGGTGTCTTACTATTAAAGAGTTCATACAGCCTCTTAACTCGTCTTCTGACATACAAGAAGTTATTTCATTGATTATTTGAACGAAAAGATATAAAACTTCTGGTTCATTATTCAATAACGGTTTTTCTATAACTGCTTTTAAAAATATATTTTCTTTCATATCCTTCTATATTGCGCAGGGCTTTCGCCATGCCGATTTATGTTAATGCGTTTTATCCTCATGCAATAACTCGCAGTAAACTGGTGTTGTGGCATCTGTGTGCTTATTGGCTATAAGAACCTCATTACTATCCCAGTTAATATAT